AGTTTTGAGCAGGATGCCTTTGGTCGTCGGGTGACGATGTACAACGATGCTCGCATTGTTGTCACCGACACCAATGCCCAGAACACGCAGATCCAAGGTTTCACCGAAACCTCCAGCTCCACCAGTATCTACTGCGTGACGTTTGGTGATCTGCAAACCACCGGCATCCAGGGCCCTGCCGCCCAGGGCTACGGCATCGACATCAAGGAGTTCGGCGAAGTGCCTGATGCTCCCGTCGATCGCACCCGGATTGACTGGTCGATCGGGATGGCGATCATGAATGGTCGTTCTGCCGCTCGTGCCTACGGGATCACCGATGCTGCGGTGACCGCTTAATCATCGCTTCATCTATCCATTTCCTGAGGTACTGACTAATGGCTCGTTCTACTGGACTTGCCCCCCGAAGGGGCTATCAAGTGGATGCTGAAACCATCCTTCTCGGTGCGGTTAAAGCCGGTGCTCGTGGCCGTGCTGCCGAAACCCGCACCGGCGCCGCTCGCTTGCTCACCACCAACCTGGCTGCTCAGGATGAATGGAAGCTGGTCGCTGCCGGTGGTTCTGGCGCCTCTGGTGGCTACGTGCTCCAAGCTGCCAACGTGGCTGAGGGTGCTGCCCTCAGTTCCGCCTCCACCTACGCCAATATCGGTGTGGTGACCGCCACCGCCGGTCAGATCAACGAGGTCGCCGTCAGCGGCAAGCAGATCCGTGAGGCGGTCAAGGCCGCTGGTTCGTTGACCGGTGATGTTCGAGTGGCTGCTGTGCGGCTTCGCCCGGGCACCGGCACGCTGGCCATCAGCAACGTGGCCCTAACCTCCAACGTGGCCACGATCACCCTGTCCGCTGCCCACACGATGTTGGTCGGTGAGATCGTCACTGTGGGTTGCAGCAACCCGCTGGTGAATGGCACCTTCACCATCACGGCGGTGGCCTCCACCACCTTCAGCTACGCCTCGACCCAGAGCAACATCACCAGCGCTTCGGCGACTGGCACCGTGACCAATGGCGCCGCCGCTCCGGCTGGCACCAACACGGTGTACCTGGTTCCCGGCGAGTGAACCCATAGGCGGTTCAAGCATTGGGGCCCTTCGGGCCCTTTTGCGTTGAGAGGTGCGACGGACGGAAAGCTGGAGCAGCAAGGTTGAAGTATGGCCTGGGTCGAAAACGAAACCTGGGGGATGGAGCAGGGGATTGATGCTCTGAAGGTATTTGAGCTGTTCAGTGATACCGCCCAGACCACGCCATGGTCGTTTGTGGGATGGGATGTGAATGCAACTGTCAGCGACATCAAAGCCCGGACGATCTATCCGGTGACTGTGCAGACCACGCCAGCGCAGGGCTTGGTGCGGCTGATCTTGCCGGAAGCAATCGTTAATACCCTCAAGGTCGGTGGTGCTTACCGGTACGACTGCCTGATGGTGCCACCTGGCGCCACCCAGGCTGATGACAACTTCTTGGCCACTGGATTAGCAACGGTGGCCTTGCGCAGCAGCAGGAGGGATCCATGAGCACCCCTGCGGTTGTCAGGATCACGAACAACAGCGGCCCTGCTGTTGTCAGGATTCTGCCCCCTGGAGCGGGCGTTGCGCTCTCTGACGCCACTCCCCAGTCCCTCGGCACCGCAGCAGCAGGCACCGGCACAGCAGCCAGTCGCAGCGATCACCGACATGCAATGCCCTCGGCGGCAGATGTTGGAGCTGCCGCCAAAGCCAACAACCTGTCCGACCTACTGGACTTCGATGCTGCCAGGACAAACATCGGTGCAGCGCGAGCTGGAATTGTCAATTTTTCGGGAATAACCGCTAGTGGCTTAGTCCTGGCTGGCCGCTATTCAACGGGCGTAGGTGGCCTGCAGGAGATCAACCTAGGCACCGGTCTGTCGTTCACGGGGTCAGTGTTGAATGCGTTTGACCGTGCCAACCCCAGCGCCATTGGCGGCACTACGGCAGCGGCAGGAAGCTTTACCGCTTTATCGGCGAGCACTTCCCTGCTGCTTCCGAACACCGCTGGCACAGCAGCAGGCCACGCCTATTGCTCTGGTGACACGATTCGATACAGGGATTCCAGTAATGTTGAACGACTGCTGTTAAATAATGCCGACAATTTAGCAAACCTTGGCAATACCGCAACGGCAAGATCAAACCTGGGAATCGGCACACTGCCTTTTGGCGCTCTAGTAGGCACGACCGACACCCAAACCCTAACCAGTAAGACACTAGGCAACGTTAAAGAAACCGTCTACACAATCACCGACGCTGCCGGGTTTGCGATTGATCCCGCCAATGGCCCAATTCAGGTTGTAACCCTAGGCGCTAATCGCACTCCAGTCGCCACCAATTTTATCGCTGGGCAGTCCATGTTGTTATGCGTAGACGATGGCACCGGGTTTGCAATTACATGGACATCAGTCGGAACATTCATCAGTGGCACAACGGCTCCAATTTTAGCAACAACTGGCTATACCTTATTTGAACTATTTAAGATTGGCAGTGTTGTCAACATTGCTTATGTGGGGACTGGATCATGAGGGGGCATTTGTTGAGGGCGGCTCAAAAAAGCGACACCAATGCGCTCGCCTACATTGCTGCCGTAGAAGCAGCAGATGGCCAGGCGCTGGAAGCTAACGTCAAAATTGCCATCAATGCTTTTGTTGTTGGCTGTAAAGATGACGGTATTTGGAACGCAATTAAGGCAAGTTGCATCTTGGCCGGTGCCCGCTCATTGGCCGGTGCATTGGTGCCACTGGTGGGGACTGCACCGACAAATTCTAATTTCGTGAGCGGTGATTACAATCGCAAGACGGGGCTAGTGGGCAATGGATCAAGCAAATACATAAACAGCAACCGTAACAATAATGCTGATCCTCAAAATAGCAGGCATTTTTCACTATATGCAAGCGTAATAAGTTCGACAGCTGGTGGTTGGTATATGGGTTCAGGCAACGGAACTGGTAATTCCAATTTTGTATCACGAAGCGCAACGTCCATTGGGCAGCGCCTTTCTGGTGACTCGGTCGATATTTCCGGCGTAAACGGAACAGGTTTTATAGGAATAAATAGAAATAACTCTACAAGTGTGACAGGCCGTGGCAATAGTCAAAATGTCGTAGTTACAGCCGCTAGCGTCTCTCCTACAACTTCGTCTATAACTGTTTTTGGCAATGTATCAACCGGCTATAGTTCTGCAAAATTACAATTTTACTCCATTGGTGAATCCATAGACCTTGCACTTCTTGACGCTCGCGTCACTAACTTAATCAACGCCTATGCGTCCGCGATCCCATGACCTACGCCATCCTTGCCAACGGCGCAATCACGGCTCATGGCTCAGCCGCTGACTTATGGCCCAACACGTCATTTTCCGGCAATGGCCCCAATGCTGCATTCCTGACTGCACACGATGCGCAGCAAATTCGCAGCGATGCCCCCTACGACCAGGCCACGCAGTACCTGCAATCGTGTGATCCGTATGTCCTCAATGGGGAGGTTTTCAACACCATTGCTGTACCGATCCCCACTCCACCCCCAGAGCCCGCCTGGGATCAATTCTCCCTGACAGCGCTAGCTGATCCCGGCCTCAACATTGCTGTCCTCGTTGCTGACCCCACGGTGCCTAATGCTGCACGCGGCCTGTCAGCGGCGCTGCTGGAGGCAAAACTGCAGGGTGAATATGTGAATTTTGCTGCGTGCTGGGCCACGGTAGTAGCCGCCGCCCAGATCCCCTCTTCCCGCGTGGCTGAACTGGTCGGACTGGCTCAGGCTTGCCACCTCCCCCAGGCCTTTATCGACGCTATTTCACCTCCCTAGCATGGCCCTATCAGCTCAACTGCACAACGCGATCATGGGACCTGAGGCCGCCATTGCCCTTGCTGCATTGGCCACTGCAATTTGCGGAAGTGGTGTCAAGGCTCTTTACGCAATTGCCAAGGGCCTTGGCAGTTTCGAGGCCCGCATAGCAATTTGGATCGAACATAGTGAAAAACGTTTTAATCATCTGGAAAAGATTACAGATGAGCACGACGAACGATTGAGGCAAGGGAAACTATGACCAAGTTCCTAGGACCCTGCCTGTTGTTCGCTGGCCTCTGCCTGCTAGCCGGCGCGGGTGTAGGGGTTGCTGACTGGGCGGCATGTCTGCGGGGCCATGGCGGGTCAGCCTGCCGGGCCCCACGATCTGAAGCTATGGCCGCCCTCAGCGGCGCCGCAAACGTGGCTTTGGGTGTGGCCCTGCAGGAGCGGACGCCATGACAGCTAGCAGGTGTGAGCAGATCCTGGCGGCGTTTACAACTGCAGCAGCTGGCACCGTTGGCCTGGGCTCCAGGATCTACCGGGACCGGGAGCAGGCCATCGGACGCGGCGAGATTCCCCTGGGAGAGGGTGTGCTGATCATCGAGCCAACCAGTGAATCCGACGAGATCACCACGACAACCGAAACCCTCACTACCACTCTGACAATCACCGCCGATCTGTTCATCAATGGCGCCCCGCTCAGCACCGTCAGCGATCCGATCCGATCTGACCTGCACAGTCGGATCATGGCATCTACAGCCTTGCGGGCCCTGGTGATCAGCGTTTACCCAGGCAGTCGGAACTGGGACCCTGAGGCGGGCGATCTTGGCGCCGTCAGGTCTACCTACACTGTTACGTATAGGACCAGCCTGATGGACCTCACCCGTCAGACCCCATGACTCCCGTTCCTCAATTCGCCGGCTCATACCTCGTCATTGACGGGGAACTGATCCTCGACCACGCAACCCAACCCTCCGACCCCGTAACGACCGATGGCTTTAACCAGGCGCCAGCTGCTGATGATCAAAGCGGAATCAACCTACGGGACGAGCTCCAGCCCGACGGGAGCGGAGGCGATCCTGGTCCTGGACCCGAAGTTGTCGCCCCTCGACGCAAAGGCACTTGAGCGCGAAATCATTGATCCCGCGTTTGGCCGCGTCCGCTCGCGGGTGATGACCGAGCGGAAGCTGGGCCTGCAGTTTGGCGTTGAGGTTGCAGGATCTGGGACCGCTGGCACCGCCCCTAAATTTGGGCCTCTGCTGCGTGCGTGCGGGATGTCTGAAACAATTGTGGCAGCTACGTCTGTGACCTACGCCCCAGTCACTCCGGCCACTGATTCGGTTACCTGTTACCACAACTGGGACGGCAATTCTCACGTCGGCACCGGCGCCCGCGGCACGCTGGGCTTGACTTTGACAACTGGCGAGATCCCTAAATGGGATTTCACCATGACCGGAATTTACAATTCCCCCACAGACGTAGCCTTCCCAACCCCGACCTACACCAACCAAGCCGCCCCGGTTGCTGCCAACTTCACCAATACCACGTCGGTATCTATCGCCAGTCTTAGTGCCTGCATGGCTGAGTTCAGTTTGACGCTGGGTAATGACATCCAGTTCTTTGAACACATGGGCTGCACGCCCCAGGTGCGGATCCAAAACCGAATGGTTGAAGGTTCAATCACGATTGAACGGCCTGATTCGCTGTCCACGAAAGATTTCTATGCCTTAGCTTTAGCCGGGACCACTGGAGCCATCAGCTTCACCCATGGCGCGACCGCAGGCAACCGCCTGGCAGTGTCAATCCCGACCGCCAATTTTGGCGCCCCTGAACCTGCTGATCTGCGCGGGACCGCTGGCCTCAAGATTCCATTTGTGGGCCTGCATACTGCGGGCTCATCCGACGAAGTCTCGTTTGCTTTTACCTGATCACCTCAGGCTCTCAACTCCAACTGTTTCCATCTGACCCATGTTTGACCTTCTCAACGCAGGCGACACGTTCCCCGGACAGGTGGAGCTGGCGATCATTGACCAGGAGGGGGCGCGGCAGGAGGTGACGTTTACAGCGTTTTTCAACCGCCTAGAGCAAACCGAAATTAACGAGCTAGTCGAGGCCATCAGGCACCGAACAGCAATCCTCAAGGCCATTGAAGATGGCCGCACGCTGCCCGATGCCGCCAAGGGTGTGACGGCGCTGGACGATGTCCATGTTGCTGATCGGGTTCTGGGTGGTTGGGGTGAGGACCTCCTGGCTGGTGACGAACCAATGGAGTTTGACGAGGATTCGAAACGCCGCGTGATTCAGTTCCCCGGCATGGCCTCTGCCATTGCTACTGCGTGGATGAAACTTGCCTTTGAGGGCGGCGGAAAAAAGTCAACCTCGTCGAAATCGCGAGGGAATGGCATCGGCAAATGAGCGTTTCCGGCCCCATCGAAACCCAGGCTGAGGAAGATGCTCGGTTGATGGAGGAGGCACGTTCCCTCGGGTTTGAGTACGTGCCCCAAGAGCGGACCCAGGAGGCGGAGCCTGTCTGCCTGATCTGGCCTGAGAACCTGCCGGCGTTCGAGCTATGGGCGCGGGTATTCACGCAATGGCGCCGCGATCCTGAAGGCCGCCGCGATGGCCTGGACTATGCCGCTGTCGTGGCGCTGGGTGGCCTTCACTGGGGCCGTAAGCAGCTAGCCACAATCATGGATGACCTGCGGGTCATTGAGCTGGAATTTATGCGCCTGATGCGCGTCACGGAGGTGGGCTAAATGGCTTTGAATCTGGATGCGATCCTGAGGATTGCTGCTCAGGTCACCGGGTCGGAGGCGGTTTCAAAGCTGACTGGCGCCATTGGCCAAGCCAGTACCGCAGCGTCCGGCCTTTTGAAATCTGCCGGGCCCCTAGGCGGCGCACTGGGGGCACTGGCTCCGGCGGTGACGATTGGAGGGATTACAGCACTGGCGATGAAGTCGCTGGATGCTGCCCAGTCCATGTACATCCTGAGTCAACGAACTGGCGTGTCCGTTGAGTCTTTGTCTAAATTCAAAAAAGCCGCAGGAATGAGCGGTACTGATATTGATTCAGTAGCCAAAAGCATAGCAAAATTATCTAAAGAATTGTATAGCGGAAATGCCGATAAAGCCCTTTCAAGCATTGGTTTATCTGCCAGAGATGCAAGCGGACATCTTAAATCGGCAGATGCGGTAATGATTGAAGTTGCCAATAAGTTTAAAACAATGCCTGCTGGTGTTGAAAAAACAGCTTTGGCGATTCAGTTGTTTGGCAGATCTGGCGCTGAAATGGTTCCAATGCTGAACCTAGGCGGTGATGCGATTGAGAAAATGGGCGGCAAAATGACTACCGCTTTTGCAGAAAAAGCCCATGACTATGAAGTAAAATTAACTATGATTCAGGGCAAAATCGGAGGCATGGCAACTAGCCTTACGATTGCCCTAATCCCTGCACTTGATGCCGTTGCATCTGCGGTTCTAGCTTTTACGGATGCCATTACAAAAATGCCAAATTGGTTGCAAACAATTATTGGCCTTACCATTGCATTTACGATT